AATTGTTGCATGATAACCTTGTCTTCGTCTTCTTTTTCTATTGCAGTTTTAAACGGGCCGTCTTTCATTATACAATACCTTTCGTATATCCGTTGGCTTTTGTATATGTTAGCACATCTTTTCTGTTATCTGCTTCAACAAGAGAGACATGAACCCAACCAGAGTTTGGCTCTATTCCATCCCAACACTCTAATATAAGTTGATCAAAATTTAAATTATTTTCTATATATTTAGCAAGATCATAATTACTTACACCAAATATTTCAATGTCTGCTGCCTCACCTTTACAATGTTGTGAGGTTGCTTTTGATCCAATGGCTTCACACAAAGCTGGACTACGATATCCAGAATTAATCATGACTGGTTTTTTAAAATGATATCTTATGGGTTCAAGAACTAAATGACATAATTGTTCTAATGCCATAATGTGAATTTCATTTGGTTTGTTTTCTATGCCTTTTCTTTCTGCTGTTTGTGATTTTGTAAATTCTATTAAACTAAAGTTCTCTGATAATTTCATGCTGTTCTCCTAGCTATGTCCATGTTTTTTGCTACGTCTGTTGGATTACTTCCAAGGACTGTAGGACTACTTCTAGTCACAGGACTTGTTCTCATGCTTAGAGAATTTGATACCATATCATCTATGTCTATGTCTATATTTTCTTGTTCAACCTTTGGTTCTGGTTTAACAGATGCTGGTGGCGTAAAGTCAAAAAAGTTCATCAAGTCTTCTGAAGCTTCGTTTCCTTTGATTCCAAACAAAGGTTCTTCTTTCAGAGACATTCCTCGTCTTAAAGCTTTCAATCTATTGAGTGCTCCTTGAGGTACACGAATTCCTTTTCTTCGAGCTTCTTCTATCTTCTTTTGACTAGGTGTAAAAGGAAGATATCTGTTTCTTAATATTGCATTTGTTTCTTCTGTACCAAGACCAGCTCTTTTAAATTCTTTTAGTAATCGACTTCTGCTCATACCCAAAGTTTTTAAATCTTCTACATGTGAAGCAAAAGCTCTGAACGCTTTTAGTCTAGCATCATCTGCTCTTTGATAAGCAGTCAAGAATTGATCTCTATCTGCTACATCTAATTTCACTGCTTCGTTAAACAGTGTGGCTGCCGAAGATCTAGCTGCTTTAAATTCTTGAGCTTTAAAATAAGCTACTTTTTTATTATCTATTATCTGAGTATTAACGCCAGTAAAAGCTCGGAATAATTCTGAACCAGTATCATATTCTCTACCTGTTGAAGGTTCTATTGTATCTGAATCAAAAACACCTCTTGCAAATCTTCCTGTCTCTATAGATTTTATGCCTGCAGGAAAGTTACCACCAGCTATTCCAAGTTCAGCACCCACTGGTATTCTCACTGGTACTGCGTTTGGCATTAATGTATTAAATATATGAACTAGAGATTTTTCCCATGCAACACTTGGGCTATCTCCCTCTCTGTATACCTTTGCCCCTGTCATTGTCTCACCTTCCCTACCCATCATGGATTTAGGTAAAACATCTTGAAGAGCGGCAAAGATCATAGACTGATCTAGGAAAGGTTGTAAGTATTCAGTTAAACTTTCATATGCTATTTTTGCAGCAGTTTCTCCATAACCTTTACCTAACCTACTGCTTTCTTGATAGGTATTTATCATAGTTCTAAATCCTCTAGATAAAAGATCGTAAGGATTAGTATGACTAAAATCTATGTATTCAAAGTTACCATTTTTGTCTCTGCCTACTGGAATGAACTGAGAGTTTCTTTGCCAAGTTGCCGCTTGTCTGTTAGCTGCAGCCAACTCTTCATCACTTGTGTCTGTTAGAGATTGTGCAAATCTTTGAAGACCATCACCTGCTACAGCAAAAGCAGTAACTCCTCCCATTAATCTTTTCATTCCTATTTCTCTAATAGCGATATCATCGCTAGATAGTTCTCTTGCTGCTGTATTTAAAATATTAAAACCAGTTCTCATGATTTCGGCGGGGAATGCAACGAAGTTACCTAAAGGAACCATTCTTAAGCCTTTGATAAATTCAGGTACTAGTTCATAGTTGGGCACTAAATTACGAACATTATCTGCCGCATATCTTTTCATTGCTTCGTCTATAGTTTCTTCATCAGTTTTATTTATGTATCTAGAAAATTTTATCTCTGCATCCAGAGGATCTCCAGCAGCCATCATCTTTGTTCTGGCATTTCTAAGTTTCTGTAGTTCAAATTGATAGTTGTATATCTTCCAAATATCATCACCACCTTTATACAAACCTTCTGCTTTATTCAGAAAAACTAATGTAGAATTTTTACCTTTTTGATAAGCAGACCCTGCCACTCTATGCAGTCCATTTTTTCTAGCTTCAGGTCCAAAAACTCTACCAGAAAAAGCACTACTGTCTAAATCTGTAGCAGAGATTGCTCCCTTCTCTGTTCTTATTGGAGAGGTTTCTAAGACACCTATTAAATTGGGTGACGTTTGTGTTTGAACAGTACTGTGTATACCCTCACGATCATCTTTTGTATATCGTTGTATTTGTTCTCCAGTAGGACCTGTATCTCTATATCCCAAACCTTTCTTTAAGTTTGCTTGTATTTCTCTTAATTGAGCAGAACTACCAATGACACCTCTCTTTTGTAGGTCTACTAAAAAATCTAGAACTTCATTATTTAAATCGTAGTCAATAAATTTTTTACCTTTAATCTTTAGTTCTTTATCGATAAGGTCTCGTAGAACCATATCAACTGATTCCATAACATTCGCACCTCTACCAACATTACCATTTGCTAAAGCAAACATAGCAGCAGATATTACGTTTCTCACTTGAGTGATTGGCGACAAAATTGTTTTAGCGTATTGAGACACACCTTTTAATTGTAGTAGAGGACCATAAACGGTTCTAGCAAAGTCAACCATAGGACTCATATTTGAGTTTACAATATTTGTCATGGCATCAAACATTGGTCTAGGAATAGCATAGCCATACATCTCACCATAAACACTTCTACTAGGACCACCACCTTGACCACCACCTGCTTCTGGATCTCTTCCTAGAACAACGTAGTCCATCTTACCACCTCTGGTTCTCATGGATTCTAATATATCATCCATTTCTTTTTGACCATTAGGTGCTTGATCTAAAGTTCTAATCAGACCTCCGTTTTCGATTGTTGCATCCGGGTTATCGGCTAGTCTTTGTGCATTTATTTGATCTACTCTTGCTTGTATCTCTGCATTTGTATTAACGAACATAGGTACTTCATCACCTGGCTGTCCTCTTGCAATAGCATCAGCATTTCTAGTGGCAGTAGCCAAGATAGAAGCATCAGCTGTCCTTTTGAAACCAGTGTAAAAAGCATCAGAGGCAATAAAATTAGATAGTTCAGCTACTGTATGAATATAAGCTTCTTTAGGTGTTCTGATCTCACCCATAATTTCTCTGATTATTTTATTATCCACTTGAGGTTTGTTTACAACTCCAGGGTTTAATCTAACAATAGGAACACTCATGCCAGTTGATGTTCTTGGTTTAGCGTTTTTTAATCCTTTATAATATTTTGTGACGTTATCAATATATCTATTAGCTTGTGCTGGTGTTAAAGTAACATTACCTGCTCTCCATTCTCTAACAAAAGCATCGTCAATTGGATAATTCCCTGTTTCTTCTTTTAGAAATTTCTGAACATGTCTTATGTCAACTGCTCCTTTAGCTTCGGTTATTTGTTCAACCAAAGAAGATCTTGCAGACGGTGACAATTTAAAAGTTTCATCGTTAAATATTTGATATAGTCTAGAAAGATAACCACCAGAACTTATATTCTGATTTACAATATCAATAAAATCTTGTCTGCTTAACATACCAGTGCCTCTCTCTGATGCCGTCAAGTCTTCTGGTAAATTTCTAGCTATACTGGATTCTTTTACTTTTTCAGATAGTTTATCAATAGCTTTTTTTGCTTTTGAATAAGCCTCAAACAAAGGTCTAGGGATTTGTAGTTCGTCGTATCTTTTACCTTCTAAAACATCCATAAAATTATTAATTAATTTTTCTTTGTTGTACCCACTCAACTGCATATAATCTGGGTCTTTCAAAGCTTTTTTTATTTCTTTATCTATTTCTTTTAATGTTTTTTCTGCACGTTTTATTTCTCCTTCAACCGCTGGGTTAACCATAGACTTCAATCTTGCAGTTGCTGGATCTAAAAAAGATCTATATCTAAAAACAGAAACGGCTCTTGTAACAGCTTTGTCTAAACTATTGTAAGACTCGCCTTTTAAATATCTTTCTTCACCTCTTTTTATGGATTCTGCGGCTACATCTGATGTAGCACTCAATGCTCTGGAACCAACACCAACACCAACACCGATGCCTAAACCTTTAGCTCCACTTTCTAAAACATCTGCAAACTCTGGTAATTCTCCGTCTATGGCTGAACCTACAATCTCGTAGCCTGCCCCAACTCCTGCACCTGCCGTACCTAAACCAACCTCTCTCGTGGTTCGTGCACCGAGTTTCGATGTACCACTTATTGCTGCTCCAAGAACAGGTGGTAAAATACCTGCGAACACACTACCTTCTAATCCGTGTTGTATCTTATTATATAATCTTGCCGCCGCTAACTCTCTGCCTTCTAAACCTAAAGTTTCTTTTGTTTTTGTGGGGCCGCCTTCAAAAAAGTCAGATATGGTTTGTGTTCCGTCGGTAGATACCAATACATCAGTAAGACCTGCTGCACCAATTTGTCTTGCTGCTTCCCCAAACTTTTGACTTTTACTTAATTTTATTTCTCTGCCTTTGGGAGGTCTACCAATTTCTTGACCAATTTCTCTACCTCTTCGTTTACCACGAAATTTATCAAAGACAGATTGTTTACCTCTTAATTGAGGTTGACCTCTAGCTATCTTGGCTAACCTACTTCCTTTGGAAACAAGACTAGCGACAGTTATACCTGGGATGGCGAATTGTGTTAAACCTTCTGCAACTTTACCAGCAGTACCTGTTGGATCTATATCCAAAGCATCTCTGATATAATTACCTGTTTTTGTTACGGACTCGGTATAATTAGTTCCAGCCGCTAGATCTATTAAACTAGTAGCCGTTTCTACTATACCTTGAGGAATAGCAATAATACCTGAACCTATTCCTTCTGCTATTTCTTGTAAGGCACCTTCATCTTCTGGGTTGTTATAGTCGTATTCATCTACTTCACCAGAAGCTTTATCTTGTTCATCTCTTATAATTCTTTCGGCTTCTGCTTGACCGATTTCATTAGCAAAGAAGTAGTCTTTTCCATCTACCGTGTATTTAAACTCTGTAGCCATTAAACACCTACTTATCTAACGAGTATGTCTGAATATAAATCTAACAATGACTTTGCATTTTTACCACCAGAAGTTTCTTTTAAATCTTCTTGCATGTCTGGTGGAAGTTGATCTATTCTTATTTTAGCTCCCTCTTGTCTAGCAAAAGATAATATAGCACCTAATTTATCATAGGAGTTTGTTAACTTCTCTAATTGCTCCATGTGTCGTGCTGCATTGATACCAAATGATTTTTTCTTGTCGGTACTAAGACCTTCGAAGTTTGGAAGATAAACAGGTCCTACCCTACCAGTTCCCGCGTAACTCGCTCCTTCATATTTAAAATCTGTAAGTTGCCTTGGTTTATCTATGTTTGAAGCCATTTCTAATAATTTTTGTTTACCTGTAGCAGTCACATCAAATTGATCAAAGTATTTTGGATCGCCAAAAGGTATCTCTTCTGTAATACCAGGCTTTAATTTAATGTCTCCAGACTGTCTCAAGAAAACTATTTCTTTTGGTGTTGCTTTAGCTAAACCAAGTCTAAATGTTTTGTCTAAATTGTCTTTTTGAAAAGCTAGCTTTTGTTCTTCTTGATCTAATTTAGCTAGTGTACCGATAAGAGAAACATTCCATTTTGCTCCATCCATTTTCATGTTGTAAGCATCCATAGCTTGCTTTCTTTGTTCTCCTACATACTTCATTTGTATATTTAAAAGACCTTGTTGTTGTTGAATCTCTAATGTTCTCTTAGCTAGATCTTCAGATTTTTTGTCTTTTAACAACTTATACATTGTATTAGCAGCGTCTTTTTTATCTTCTCTTAGCTCTGTTTTTAGCTTTCCTATATCTTTTCCGTATTGATCTAAACCAAAAGAAAAACCTTTTGCTATATTTGTTAAAGCATTACTACTTTCACCTGCTGCTACGGCTAGACCTGCTTTCATCATGTTCAACCAAACAGATGCTTGTTTATCTTCATCAAATCTTTCGTCAAGTTTGTCTGGGTCAAAACCTAATAGTTTTATTGCATCATCTTTTATATCGGCAAGAGTAGGCTCTTTTCCTTTTTGATTAATTAAAGATGTAAAACCCTCTATTCTTTCTGCAACAGTTTTACCACCCAACTTGTATTGATCTGCTGTAACATTTGCAGAGTTTAAATCTGCAACGGCTTTCTTTTGAATGTCAGTTACTTTATTTAATTGATTTCTAAATTGGTTAGTAAGAGAACCTTCTGGAGTTTGATTGTCATCAGTTGTGGTAGAATCATCAGTAGAAGTTTTGTTTTTAAAAAGATTATCAGTAACCTTCTTTTCTTCATCAATTATTTTTTTGTTTGTTGCATTTATAATATTAGGCTTTGTCTCTAAGGAAGTATCGATTATTTTGTTTTCTTCTGCCTTTTTCTTTTTTGCTTCTTCTGCTTGCTTTTTTAAAAGTGCTAAAGGTGTTTCACCACTTAAATTTGGATCCTCTAAAACATTAGCTCCCGGTCTAGTGTTGGGTTTGATATCACCAGTTAAACTATATCTGTTTGCCCCATAGAAAGGTATTTGCAATGAAGCTGTTTTTATATCTCGCACCATTGGAGGCGGCGGGTCCTGATTAAGTAAATTAATACCCCCTAAATTGTAACCTTTAACTGCATTCATCAATTGTGGCGATGAAGCAAGAATACCCATAGGTTGCTTAGACATACCCGCTTGACGAAACATTTTTCTTCTTAAAGGATCATTCATTAATTTGTCCTCGGTGTACCAAACATGTTTTGAAAACCACCAGCTTGTCCTACGGCACCAAGACCTGCGATACCTAAACCTAATAGTTGAGAACCCGTGCTTGGACCAGGACTCGTGGTTGTTGAATAAGTTTGTTGTAATGCTGGGACACCTCTAAAGATATCAGACATAAATCCAACTTGTTGATAAGGTAAGGCTTGTCTAGCAAGCTCATTTGCTCTTTCTATATCGAGTCCTTTTTGTGTTTGACCTTGTTCTAAACCACCTATACCTAACAATGTGTTGATATCTTGAACACCCATCTGTTGACCTAGTTGACCAAGACCTGCTGTTGCAGTACCTAACTGTCCGATTTGTGCTCCAAGAGCACCAGTTGTTTGACCGAGTTGACCAGTTAGTTGAGCTTGACTTAATCTTTGTGCGGCTTGTTGTTGTGCGGCTTGTTGTGCAAGATTAGAGGCTTGTTGAAATCCTTGTGACCTTAACTGAGCACCAGTTCTTGCTTGTTGTTCCATGACACCTTTTGCAAGTTCTGCTTCCGCTACCCCTTGTCTTGATCCACCAAAAGCACCTGAACTTACGGCACCAGCACCTAGTTGTGCTCTTTGTTTCATACCTTGATCGGCAATATCTTGATACTGTCTTTGAATAACATCTTCCATATATGGATCCATGAATTCTTGATAAGACTCTGGAGTAAAATCATAAGTGGCACCAGCAGTTCTATCCAAAGCTTGACCAATCGTACCAAGACCAGCACCTAAAGCACCAACACCTTGACCCATAGCTTCGGCACCTGTTTGCAAGTAAGGTTGGAAACTTCCGATTCCACTCATTGCAGAGGCTATTGCTTGTTGTTGTGCTGGAGATAAATCTGCTAATTGCTGTTCAGCAAAAGGCATTTGTGTGCCATCACCTGTTAAACCTTTAGCAGTTTCAAATATATCCGCTAGAAAATCTTCTTGAAACGGAGCTAACCTTACAACTTGTTCTTGTTTGACCTCTTGTGGATCTGCCATTATGCTACCCTCTCTAATTGTGACATCATGTCATACATTCTTGCAGCACCGACATCTCTATCGCCTCCACCTGCACCACGAACAGCTTTTGCTGTTAATACAAATTCTCCATCTGATAGTCTAGCAGGAACTGAATCACTTGTTCCTGTCCCAGGTCCTGTTACTTCGCCACCCTCCATAAAAGTACGCATTAGCTGACTTGGGTCACCTACAGAAGCCATGGACATCATAGGTGCTTTTGGTGCTATTCTTTTTGCATATTCTTCTTGAACTTCTCGTAATTGTGCTTCTGTAAGTCCTTTTTTACCTGCTAAAGTACGATATTTCAACTTTCCAGTACTCATTTTTTCAACATCAGTTCTAGTGTCATTTGGATCTGGTATTATCCGATCCATTTCTAGCATATCTCCACCTATGCCAGATACACCACCTATGTCATATATACCACCACGATAAGCACGAACTGGGTCTGTACTTATCTCATCTTCATCTTCTTTGTCTTTAAATCCTTGTTTCTCTCTTACTCTTCTGAAGTATTCTGCTCTTTCTTCGTCATCGTTTAGATTAAAAGAAATACCGTCAACCATTCCCATACCTGCTCTCATTTGACCTTTTGGGTAAGGTCTTTCTTGAAAGCCACCCATCATTGGCTCATCTTCAATACCACCAGCTAATGCACCTATACCACCAGCTAATGCTACTTTACCCATTGTGCTTTCTGGAATTAATTTACTTAGAAAACTCTCACCACCTGCTCCTTTTATAGCTTCAGAGGAAACTGATGTATCTGCACCTTGGAACATGGTTCGTAGAGGAGAGCCAGATGTATCAAAATTCTTCATACCTGCCCCTGGGGTTCCAGGGCCTGTTGCCAAATATGCAGTACCACCAGCCAATGCAGCATTTCTTAATGCTTCTTCTGCACTTCTACCACCAGCCAATGATCCAATACCAGAACCTATTGATGCACCAAGTGGACCACCAAAATACATACCAATAGCACTACCAATTAAAGGTGCGGCTTTTTTCAATGATTTTGTAATATCTCTAAATATTCCCATTTACGACACCGACACAGTTACAGTTCCTACAGAGTTTGTTACAGATACTCCATCAACTCCTGCTATATTTAATAAACTTATCTTAACATCATTTCCAATTCTGTACAAGGTTCCAGCTTCTAATCCTACGTCACTTGTTGGCATAGCAGTAAAAACTAGTTTAGTGTTTCGTCCTTCTCCTGGATTGTCTGATTGTTGTATAAAAAGATCAAGCACTCTAACCAAATCTATAATGTAATCTTGATCGACATTACCTATAGGTAATGGAAGTCTAGGTGAAGAAATATTTCTGGAAGACATTATCTTCTCCCGTCTTGTCTAATATCCACTCTTGGTATACCTAGTTTCCAAGCAACTCCTTGTTCCGTTGATTCAAGTTTCATATTAAAAGATCTTCCTCTTAATCTGACATTAACTAGATCAGTAAACTGTTCAACTGGTGTTGTTGCAGTTCTAGTAGTAGACCCACCACTAGAATTTTCGTAAGAACTACCAGGTCCTTTTCTAGCTTGTAATGTAAAAGTAGCCGACGGATTACCTGTTGAAGAAGTAGACCCTTCAAATGTTATGTCTGGTATCAGCTGTTTTATAAAAGTAAAATGATATCCATCACCTATATCTATTTGACTTGACTCAACAGATGCAGTCATTGCACTACCATCATCATCGTTTCCGTTCTCATGCTCATACAAATATGAAGAACCTGCTGCAATAGGATATTGTCGTATTCCTCTATCATGCCAAGCTGTTCGACTTAAAGAACCATAGTACCATGTCTTTTCTAAGTAATTAAAAATAACATATTTATCGTTTTCGTCTGAATCAGCCGATGGATAGAACCACCATATCTCTCCGAACTTAGAATTAACGGCGGCAAAAGCTTTGTCTGACTGAGAATAATTAAAATCTAAAAATACTTTGTCTCTAACAGTGCAAGGAATTTGTTGTGTTTGTCCACCATACACATAAAAAGTATCTTTGCCCATCCAGAAAACAGCATCATCTACTGCGACTGCTGCTTTTGGACTCATAATGGATATGTTTTTAGAAAGCTCTTGTAGACCAAATGTAAAAGGAGGTCCGATAAATCTCATACTAAAAACACTTCTGTCTGTAAAAACAAGTGTTTGTTGCTTCGTCTCTACGGCTTGTACAAAAGTAGAGCCACTACTTAGCCTTAAGTCGCCAGCAGTATTTGTGGCTGTTGGTGTGAAATCTGTCAATGACTCTTGAGAACCAAAACGAATAAGCAATGGATCTTGGGTCGATGTACCAATGGCATTTGCACCAAAGACAATTACATGTCGATCTAAATCAGATACTAAAACTTGTTTAGCTACTGTGGGTACGTTACTTGCACCTGACAAACTTGTTAAATTAACAGCTCTTGTGCCTAAACCATTACTTTTATCCCATATAAAAATACCATCATCTTTTGGATTTATGAGTAAATCTTCTCCAAAATTATCATGAGACCACAATCTTATTTGAGCAGTTGTTCCACTGGCAGCCGCTTCTCCCCAACCAAACTCTGTTAGATCTGGGTTTATACCACCCCAAGCTCCAGCACCCCATCCGTTGCCACCGACAGTAGTGTTCAAACCTACGTTGATTTGATAAACACCGTCAACACCAGAACCACCATTACCCGTATCAGAAGAATTTGCAGTTACACTCACTACTATTTCATAAGAATTACCATCAACAACTTTTGTTATTTGATGTTCAGCATTTAAAACGTCTGCCACAACAGTGCCACCTAAACTAACAGCACCAGAAATAGTCACAAAATCATTTACCACAGCTCCATGTGAAGTATCTGTAACTGTTATTGTACTAGAGCCATCTGTAGCAGAAAAAGTAATAGTGTTCGTAGACGTTTTACGAACTGGAGTTATGTCGCTAAAACTACCGCCTTCTTCTATATAATATTTTAAGTGTGTTCCTACTCCCATAAAGTTAGAGTTGTCTAATGCAACCCAATTGTGTAAAGCTCTTGCTGTTCCTTGATAAGTGTTAGAAGATTGTTTTACCCAACCACCTATTTTTTCTGGGAAACCTGCATGAAATCTAACCTTATCACAATCAAAAAAACCACCTTCATTAGAATAAGACGTAATCTCTCTATTAATTCCTGGCTTAAATTTTAAAGACGTTAATGGCATAGTTGAATTTTACTTCAAAATAATAATTATAGCAACCTATAGGACTGAAGGTAATTGTGCTCATTCTTTGTCCTTTGGATGAATTACAATATTGGCACATATTCTTCTTTGTGTATCTGTTTGCACAAAACCACAATGTTTATGTACATTGTTAAAAAACACAGCTCCATTTCTTTTTGACATAACATCAAGACCACCTATTTTTGTGCCACCATTACAAGTTGTAAAATTTAATATAATAATATCAAATTTTCTATCTGGTACAGTTATGCCTCTTTCTCCTACATCATGGTGAGGAATTGTGTATAGTTTTTTATTTTGATTGGTGTATAGATTTAATCTAATTCTATGTATGTTGCAAAGGAACTGTTTTTGAATAGATTCTATTAATGGCTTCCACACTTCATGAACTTGTTCATTTTGTGTTTCATGATAAATTAATTTACCAAATACAAATGTATCGTCACCATGATTGTCATGATCTTTGCTTACTGTATGACCCATCCAATTCCAATTAAAATCAGACCCCAAAACATAATTTTCTAACTTTTCATAATATATTTGTTCTAGAAAAGGATTAAAATATTGAAATTGTGGCTCGTGTACAAACATTTATTTACTAGAGCTATTTCGATATTCATATTCGTACCAACCAGTCATAATCCATTTTTCATTAGATATTGGTGGGTTTCCTCTATGTAAATGTGTCCAGTCTGATGGAAATAAGCACAAAGAACCTTGCTTGGCAGGGACTCTAGTGTTTTTATATAAAAATTCAGTTTCACCACCTTCTTTTACATCATTTAAAAATAATGTCCAAACTAAAAACCTACTTCGATCTTCAAGATCTTCAAAATGCCATTTATGAAAACCTCCACCAACTTGAGTCCTTTGTACTTTGAAGCCATCAAAGAAAACACCACATTTTTCTAGAAACATATCTTTTATTATTGGAAACTGCATTGCATAAACATTTATAGCACCAATCAAACATTCTTTTAATTTATTAATATAATAATCTTCATTTTTATGAGGTATTGTGGTTACTATCATTCGACCAGTATATTGACTATCTTGCCTATCAGAAGAATTTGGTCCCTGACCTAGAGGCTCTTTATTATAATCAATATTTGTGTATCTCTTAACTGCAACTGGAACATGATTAATTATTTCTTCACACTCTTCTTTGGTAAAAACATCATGTATAATCATAATAGTGTCTTTCATAATCTATACCTTAGTTACATCGTAATCTAAATTAAACGCTAATGTACGCCTAACATCATTGCCTTTAAATGGATAAACAGTATGAAATAAAGATGAAGGAAACATCAATAAATCTCCTACAGATGGCTTGTAACAAAAATTACCTACAAATAATCCACTGTAATCTGAAGTTCCATATACAAAATCTATATTGCCGTCAATGTCACTTTGAAAACCACGATCTTTATTGTCAGGTATTTTTAAATACAAAACGGCTGAAAGTTTACAACTATGATGAAAGTGAATGGGGTTATACTCATCTTCTATTTGGTTATTAAGCCAAGCAGAAGTTATGTTTGTTTCTACATTAACTTTACCTCTTACCGTCTGTACATAATGTTTACCTATTTCTAAGAACATTTCTTTTACACCCAAAGATTGTAAATGCTCATTAGTAAGTTGTGGCACATCTTCTATACGACTAACTAATCGATGATCCATGTTATTTTTATCTTTTTGATTATCTGCAAAATCATTAACTTTTTTTATTATCTCTTCTGGAGTTTTTACCTTTAGTATACTAGGACCAAAAGGTCTGATTAAATCACAATTTAAATTGACTGACATAAACCACCTATCTTTTTATTAATAAACATGCTGTTGTGAATTAAACATTAAATATTTCTTCTAATTTTTCTTCGTTACAACTAATTGTAGGTATAGGATTTGACATTTCCATGTTTTTATACTCTTGCCTTACTCCTGCCCCAAAATAATTAAAATTAATTGTTACTCTAAAAGGTGCATTAGTAGGAGATGAGCTTGAATGTGTTGCAGTTGCATCAAACAACAATAATCTATTTTCTATTGCTTCAATTTCAGTACCATCAGCCATAGTCGTAGGTGCATCACACGTTGTTAAATAAAACAACGCTCCTTGATGTTTGAATTGTGTATCTATATGTTTCGCATGATGTTCTACTTTTTTAGTTTTGCTTGGAAAATATAAATTACTTTTAATTCTAAATAGACTTTCTACATGTAACTTAGAAGTTATTAATTGAAATGGATGTCTGCTAATGTTTTCTTGCCACCCATCTTGATAGCTATGATAAATCATAGTAGCAAAATACATATCATCATTGCTTTCATCATGAGCATTTATTCTTGAACCCAATCTCCAAGGAAAACCCCCACCAGGACCCAGATATTGTTTTATTATTCCATACTCTTCTGCATTGAGGAAATTGTCATAAACAACATAATACATAGCATCTCCTACTTAAAATTTGGACCATGTACCCAACAAACTAAACTATATCTTGTTCCTTTTGTTACTGGTATCACCCCATGTTTCATGTACGATGGAAAGAATATGGCAGTGCCTTGTTCCATTGAATCTTCTACGTTGAAATTATCCACATCGTCTGGAAATTCAAATGTACCACCTTCATAATGTTCTGGTGAGGTTAATTGTATTGAAACCGATAATTTTCTAACAGTTTCACTTTGTGGCACTGAATCATAAACACCATCACGATGAGGCTTATAAAAACCTTGATTGCTTTCATCATATTTAGTTATTTGAAAAGGCTCTGGATCGCCTAAATCAAAGTGATAAAATTCTAAATTTACTTTATGTATTAATTGCATAACTGGAATGTATAAATCTAAATGTCTTATTACACCATTTAGCCAACTAATCTGACTTTGCCTAATTGAATTAGTTGTTTCTTGTTGACCTGTGTAAGCTTTTTCAAAATTATGTTTTGCCCTATCTATAATTTGATTACAAAGGTCTGCACTTAAAGCTTTTTTAGCTACAATTATGTTTCTTTTCATTTCATACTCATATAACTGGTTCTGTATACAAATTAGTTCTTTGGTCATAAGAGTGTTCGGGGTAGTGTTGACCTTCCTTCTCTATGTAATGTAAAAATACTTGTGTGTGATATTCATAATCAAGTTCATGTCTCCAATGCTCTTGATCACAACCTTTATATATAACTGCTTGACCCACTTCTGGTTGAAACTTTTTATCATCTACAAAAATTGCCCAATCATGCCCACCACTACCACCTAAATTAAGAGTAACACTCACTTCACACGAAGGTCTATCCTTGTGAGGTGGGCAGTCTTGACCTTTAAAATACCTTCTCCAAAAAGAATATGTAGGTACTAAGTCTTTACCATAAGCTTTTTCAATCTTTGGTTTGATATAGTGTAAAACATTTTCGAAAGGTGCATCTGCATACATTTGAACGGTGTCGCAGAACATTTCTTTAAGTTCAGGCTCTCTTCGAACAAACTTATGTTCTATCAAATAGTCTATATGATTTATTAGCAAATCAACTTGCGATTCTGTCAAACAATCTACTATTTTATTCATGTTCAGAGATTATGCGATTTAATAAGATAATTCAAGAAAAATCTTACCAAGGGAAAGTTGGATTTCCCTCACTATCTTCTTTAGGTGTTGCACCATTAACTTTTTCTTGAAATTCTATATCGGCTTCTATTCCAGTTTTTATATTTGCCAAAATATCAGCGTTTACTCTATTTTGTACCCAAGATAAAACATTAGCTTCTGTAACAGAACTATACGCAGTAAAACTACTATCTATATTAGTAACATCCATATCTAAATCAAAACTACCACTTGCACTTATATTAGAATCTGTTTCACTTGTTCCAGTTAGGGTGGCATTTACTCTAATTATTGCATCAGAATAAGTTGTGCCATCCTTAGTGATATCTTTTGTTGATAATAAATCTATTGTCCATGCGTATGTTGCCATTTGTGTACTCCTTAACTCTGTACTGTTCCTGCTACTGTTCCATTATTTGTAAAAGTAAAACTTATAGGTGATGCTCTTTCAACTGCTAATCCAGCCGCTCCACCTGAGCCTCCTGAACCCCCACCAGTTCCTGATGTTGTTGAAGGTGTTCCAGTTGCACCAGTACCACCAGTAGCTCCTGCTTGTCCATAGCCACCACCAGTACCTCCAGTGGCTCCATTTCCACCATTACCTGCAGGACTTGGCGACCCCCCACTTCCTCCAGAACCCGAATCTCCTCCTGGTTGGTTATTAAAGCCTCTACCTAATCCTCCAGCACCTCCAGCACCTCCATTTCCACCAGTGGCAGTAGTTTGTTGTTGTTGTGGAAATTGTCTATATATACGCCACATGTGTATTACAGATGGTGGAAAACCCTCGTCATAAACAGCTTGTTGTGAAACAAACGGACCCTTTCCATAAGTATATTGTCCCTGTGTAATTGTATTAGTGTTATAAAAGTTTGGTGTACTGTTTTGGGCTACATATGGTGAGGTTGGACTAGTTCGACCATACTGAATAGATGCAGCCATTGGGTTGGCGTTTCCTGGTCGAGTATTTACTCTCCAGTTACTAACCCCTATACCTTGTACAGTTGAGTAATATAAATGCGGACCTTGTTGTCCAGTGGTTTGTTGTTGTTGTGAAAGGTCTCCACCTTTTCCACCACCACCACCACCTCCAGCACCTCCACCTCCTGCTAATATGCTTCCATTATTAACAAAAGTACATGCACTAGCGACTTTTATAGCGTCACCCCCAGCAGATCCAGCAGATCCTGAACCACTGTTTGCTCCTCCTCCTCCACCTCCAGAGCCTCCTGCACCAATGATAGAGCCATTATTGGTAATGGTAATTGTTCCATCACCTCCACTATCTACTTCCAAAGCATATTCAGAAGTGTTGTTTGTTCCTAAAGTTACTGAAGCAGGTATTACAACATTTTTAGGGTAATCTACTGCATAATCAGGAGCACCAAATAAATCAGATAAATTCTGATCTGTGCCTCCAGTAGAGTAAGTGAATGTAAAACCTTTACCTTGATCATAAAAATCACTTACATCCAAAGCACCACTAGTAGGTACATTCGCGGCATCATTAGTGGCAGTATTAGTTGGGTGTTTAGCTCTTATGTTAGAACCACCTCTATAAAGATCACCAAGGCTAACGGCACTAGAACCACCTACAAATTCAGTTCTTAATGCTGAAAAAGATAAAGATTGTCCAGACGATGGAATAGGCATTTAATTACCTCTTAATTCGTTTATTTCTTGCTTCAATTCCTTGACTGCTTCAATCAGTACCGCAGTAAGTTTAGCATAGTCAACTGATTTTGTTTTCATTTCATCATTTGCAGTCAAAACAACTTCTGGAACAATTTCTTCCATGTCTTGTGCTAAAACACCAATTTTTAATTTAGCATTTTCTTGATCATTTCTTTTGTAGTAAACGCCTTGCATTCGCATAACTTTATCAAGACCATTTGATATATTAGAGATATCAGTTTTCAATCTTTTATCTGAGAAAGCTGTAACATCATCATTAAATGTTGCCGCTCCAGCCGCAGACATATCAAGTGTAAGAGCATCTATGCCTGAACCACCATCATCTCCTCTAAAAACAATATCACCATCTGTAATAGAAGAGATAATTCTAAGATTATTACCACTTTTATCTAGTTGACCAAAATTTGTACCACCATCTGCAAGTTTTATAATACCAGTATCTGCATCAAGAATAATGTTTCCAGCAGAGTCAAATGTCATATCACCAGAATTTGTTTTGAGTGTGCCTACATTTACAGAGCCACCAGATAAATCTAAATCTACAAAAGCATCAACAACTGCCGCTCCACTTCCAGCTCCATCTAAATATACAACCTTAGTGTCACCATTACCTATTGTAACATTAGCTCCACTACCTTGCGATATATTTATTGATTGACCACCAGTTGTAGCATTTTCAATAATATGAACTCTTTTCATTGTGTTTGGTGCAATAGTTAAAGTTCTAGTTGCCGTTAAAGTTGTTGATGTTACTTTTATATAAAAAGCTCTAGCACCGTCTGTTGATCCATCTGCAACTGTTTCTGTTGCATCAGCATCAGACCCTAAGTTAACGGTTGCAAAACCTAAACCTTCACCTATTAGTTCTAAGTTTGTGTTTGTTGATGTACCCCAAGTTCCAGACTCGTCACCTGTGGTGATTTCTTTTAATCTAAGATTATTTACATATGTTGCCATTATGCCGCCTTTTCTATCCAATTTGCCAGTTGATCTGGCTCAATTAAACTATAAACTTGTTCCTCACCAGTTGATCCAGTGACACTTAATCCTGTTAAAGATAGCACAGAACTAGCTGTTATGGCAAGAGTACCTGCTGAAATTGATAGGCCTGCTAATGTTATAGCAACATCTGCTCCTGCACTTATTGTTTCTTCGCCTAGTGCTGTTGTCCCAAGAACCGTTGTAACTGGAGCACCAGTAGTAGTCAAAATAGTATAAATATCTGGGGTATTAGCTTGTCCACCCATTCCAGAATGAACACTACAATAATAATATAATGTATTTGTTCTAGTTGGAACAGTTATTTCTGTGTAAGCTCCAGCTTGTCCTGGAGTTCCACTTGTTGTTACACCACTCGTAAACTCTGTACCGCCACCATGAGTCCCATCTGAAGTTAAACTAAATCTTAATGGATGACCACTATTACTACTATCACTTTGATCAAATCTATAAGTATTTAATTCATATAAATCTAATGTGTCTTGCTGAACACCATCTATAAAGTATTTATTACCTCCAGCCGTTGATACAACTGTAACTGTTTTAGTTATTGTTGTTGCAGAGTATTGACTAATAAGTGCAGAGCAAGAAACACCAGTAGGTGAAATTAAAGCAGTACCTACAACTGCTTCATCACCAATATTTACAGAACCAGTTAATCCTGTTTCTTCTACTATGGCTCCTGCAGCAGCAAGAGCATTACCAAGAGCCGTGGTTCCCTCAACACCAGTAACACTAAATATACATGTACCAGTAATAGTTGGAGTTGTTAATTGAGCTTGTGCTTCTAAACTAGTTGGTACAATGGCTTGACCTACATCAGCGAATACACCACCACCCCATATGTGGTCACCCCAAGCAGAACTACCCCAACCAGATAAAAACCCAGTTGTGGCTTCTAATCCAGTAACAGAAACATTTACTGGGATTTTAACTAAGACACTATTTAGAGATGTGGTTGCAGAGACACCAGTTAATACAACGTCAGTAGAACCACCTATTGTTGTTGAACCTAAAGCAGTAGTAGCAGATAATCCAGTAGTGCCAGTATTACTGTCTCCGTCAAAAGTAACTGTGCCAACGGATCCCGTTACAGATGATCCCGATACTAGAAAAGCAAAAAGAAATGTTAATCCTGCTGAATTAACAACACCAGTGGCTTCTAGTCCAGTTTCAACTACTACACTAGTTCCAGTTACCCCTTCCTCACCAACGGCAGAGGTAGCTGCTAAACCAGTAACACTTACATCAGCATCTACAAACCCTCCCCAAAAGGAGGATCCCCAGGTACCATCACCCCAACCGCTAGTAGCCATAGCTTAACCTTAAAGTTAAGCTATACGAATAATAGCGTTAGAAGCATCGGCAGTTGGAAACTGTATTGTAAATGTTCCAGATGTTGAAGTTTTGTTAGATGTAAAATCTAAAACAGCAACAGCTTTATTACTATCAGTACTATTGTATATCAAAGCACCCATTGCAGTAATTGTTGCAGTTGTGAAACTTAAATCAGCAAAATCTGTAAATGCAGTAGTTCCAGATGTAGTTGGATCTATTCTTGTTAAACTTCCACCACCAGTTGCATATGAACCACTAGATGCGACTTCACCAGTTGTCGTAAACGCAGTTGTTGTAGCTCCTAATGTTGCAGTTGTAGATGATTTACCACCAGAACCTTCTGCATAAAGTGCTAGTTTAAAAGTGTCACCACCACTTAGTTTAAAATTGTGTACACCTTCTAACAACTCTTGCTTGAAGGAAGTACACATTGCTTGTGCTATAGCCATATTAGAGTCTCCTTATAAATTCGGCTGTTTCCTTTTGACCACTAGATCTCAAGGCTTGGATAATAGTACCACGCTCTTCCCTTCTTGCCAAGACTAGGTAGTGATACAATACCTTTTTAAGATGCTCTCTAAACTGGTTAGCTTGTTGTCTTATATGTGGAGGTGCTTCATCCGATATACTAACTATTTTATCAACAGCTAAATCAGCCAATTGTTCGTTTGATAAGCCACCTTTATCTGAAGTCATTACATTTACTTTCCCTGCTTGTGATACTCCTACATTAAACATCTTTTTTCTCCTCGTATGTTATACCGGGTATGTCTTCTCTACCAATTATATTAGGTGTTGCATCTAGTGGTTCTGGTGGATCTAATTTAGATTTTTTAGTTATCAACATTTCCCCTTGAGTTGTTGTTGAAACCAGTGGATCGTCTAGCCTATGATAGCCATATAGCTTCTGATCGTCTGAAACATTAGTATCTAACAAAGAAGAACTGTTGGCTATATGAAGTTTTATTCCTTTAGATACGGCTACAGCTAACCAGAACTCACAACAAGCTCTGCCTGCCTCTGCAAAATTAACTGCTTTATGTGTAAAATCTATTCCATATAAATGTAAGTCTGAAACCTCTTCTGCTACTGCGTAGGCAAGTGCATAAGCAACAGTGTTATTCAAATATGCATATTTAGTTTTTTGTAAAACTTTTTGTAATGGATATTCAACTACATCTGGACATCTCTCATCTAATGTACAAGAAAAGATAGGAACATTTATTTTTGTCTTTAATCTTTCTGCCATTATATTAGTCTGTGTTCCAGCATTAGGTGTATCTAAAAATCTTGAAGGAGGATCCATCATAAAACATTTGTCATGATAGATAACACCAGACATAGCATTTATTGCCCAGACTTCATCAAACTTTTCACTTCTAATTTTAGCTAAAATATATTCTGAAAAACTATTACCTAGTCCAACGATAGCTATACTTTTATTTTCCATGTTTGATAATATAAGGATTGAATATTAAAAGTCAATTTATTTGGTAGGTAGACCTCTTCTATAAGAATCTAGGTTTTCTTGACCTTCTGCATATCCTTTTAGTCTTTGGATGGCTTCACCGAATCTACCATTATATAGTTGAAGTATGTCGGCTTCACCTTTCATAAAAGTATACGCTTCTACAAGACATGCATATAAAAGAGCATCTGGAGCATTTGTACTTATCCATGTACTTCCAGAATCATCTGTTGTAAGTGATGCGGGTCTGTAATAATAATGTAGCTCTACTGCAAAACCAGTGCTAGGAGTTGGAGCAACTATAAAATTATCTACATCAAAAGATGCATAATATATCGGAGATCCTGTTGATGTTGGATCAGCAGTATATTCTTGAAGAAAATTTACATCCTTTTGAAGAAGAAAAACATTTTCGTTACTGGCATTTACATAAGACAAAGAATACGTTGCTAAGTAATCAGAAGGCTTCTGTAAAAACTTATTATCTGCTGTCATTGTTCCAGTAACATTTTTTCTGAAATAATCTAAATCAACAAGTTTGAATATTCTCTCTTCTGCATTTTTGATGAAAAAATCTATCTCATTAACAAAAGTTGTTTCATCATTTTCTGTCCAATCTTGTATGGACTGTTTTAATGTTGTGTATGTAAAACTCATGATGTACTCACTGTCACTTCTCCAAGGCCTGTGGTTGCCGTGAAGTTTGTTAATTTCTTACCTATTATACCATCACCTGCATTTGTGTATACTATGAATGATACAATATCTGTATCTTGATTAGGTCTAGGTTGAAACAAGGCTGTTGGATCTGGGCCAGGATAGTTAGGCTCTAGTTGTGGATGTTTAGCCTCATACTCATCTGGGCCGACCTTTAATCCATTCCATTCCGTTCTCATTTCTCGTAAACGGTAACGAAAGCCAGAGCGATCTGAATAACCCCATGCTTTCTTACCCGATGCAAACCTAGCCATGCTTCTTATATTCCATCTTTATCTTTTGTTCTAAATGGCTTATTAGAATTTTTCTCATCTTTTCTGCTCTATCACGATTTGTGAAAGAGTATTCACGAATATCATCATTATTTATACGAATAGAAAAGTTATAAAAAGCTCCAGACTTTTTGATAGGCGAAGCACTACCAGAAGCTATTTTGCTTGTGTTTACTAATGTTCCAAATTTTGTTTCTATTATGTTTGTCATTTTAATACCTCAAATATGAAATACTAGGAGTTAGTTTTAATGGTGTACTGTTTGCATCTTCTGACATTGCTCTTTGAAATTCTTCTTCATAAATAGATTTTAATATTTGTATTCTATCAGGTGCTTTCTTTATAGCTATATAGTAAGCAAGACCTGCTGCCATACACGGTAAAAATCTAAAAGGTGCATCTGTTGTATTCACTAAAGAATCTGCATCTTGGATACGTCTTACATAATAGTAAACAAGAGTATATGAAGCATCTGGTGTAGACCATAAAGTTATTGTAGGTGTTGTCTGTCTATCATAAAAGTATTGACTTGGTTGCCCACTATTACTTTTGTTTGGTATTCGTAAATACTCACCACGACTCATTTGAGTCAAAGTAAAGTCTGTGCCAGAACTATTTCGTAAAACAACTTCTAGTAAGTCTACAAACTCACTGTCTAATGTATAAGTAGCTGTACCAGAAGTGATTGCTTTTGTCTCTTGTGTAACTGTCCACATATTCAAACCTCTATTTGCCCAATCAGCAAACATAAGGTTTAGTGAACGTCTAGCAGTCTTGGCATCATAGCCAGTTCTCATCTCTAAGCCACAACGCTCATATGCTTCTTCTATTAGTTCTGCGACATCTAAGTCGAAATCTCTTGAGTTTGATGTAGCCATTTATTTCTTCTTTCTTCTAAGAGATTTTACTCTTCTAGGTGCACCAGCTGGTTGACCTAGTTTATTCTTTTGTCTTATTCTACTACGTTTTTCAGTAGAAGTCATCTCCGAAGCAGTCTTCGGAGTTTTCGAAGAAATCCTTTTAGTTGGACGACAATAAGGCGTACCCCTCTTCTCGCCCTTTTTACGACCACACGGTTTACCCGTTTTAACATCTTTCCAGCCCTCCTTGAACCATCTCTTAAGTGCTAATCCTGATTTTGTTTTCCGTACTGCCATTATGAATATTTTGTCTCTTTACGTCTACCTGCCATGATCTTACCACAACCTCTGGCAATGTTTTTATTGTTTGATTTTCTTTTTGTCATTCGAACAACCTTACCTTCTTTGGCAGTCATTGTTTGATTTTTAACTTTTTCTATAGCAGTATTTAAAGTACCACCCATAGCTTTCTTTTTACTCTTGTTTCCGTAATTTGCCGCACCAACTTTTCTACATTTGGCAATGGCTCCCGATGCATAGGCGGATGGGAAAACTTTATACCTTGCTTTTACTTTGTGATAACAGGCATCTTTTGGCATGTCTTAACTCCTCTATTCCAGTAACTCTGTAACATCTGCATGACCATTTTCTACGACCACAATCAAGACAGTATTTAACTGGACTTCCTCTTATAATTTCTCTTTCTTTTTGTTTTTGTTTTTCTTTTTTTACTTCCACTTGAACCAGGCTTCATTATCTGTTTTGCCATCGAGCTTCGCAAGATTGCCATTTGGTTTACTCCTTCTTATAAAATCTTCCCACAAAGGCTTAATCATTTTGTGATTTTCAGATACTTTTTCTGCCATAATAGCAGTTCTCTTATCTACCTCAATGAGAGTTTGTACAGTCCACCCAATAGCACCTGCAAACAAAACAATAGATACACCTGTTGCTATCTCCTTGATATTCATTAGCACTTCCACCTTTTTCTAGCTTGTCTTAAACGGCTATTAGGATTCTTTGCAGCTTTAGGAAATTTTTTCATTTGTCCAGCTGATCTTGCACAATAAGACTTACGTCTGTTTGCAGCCTTACTACCTTTTTTAACTTTGCCAGTAACAGCTGTTTTTAATTTACTTCCAGGGTTCTCTCTTCTATATCGAGCAACACCTGCTTTAGTCATTCCCGCTCCAGACTTAGTGGAGCGGAAATACTTTTTTGTTTTAGGCGGTTGTTTGTCTGCCTTTCTAGTCATAGTTCTTTCTCATCTGAAGAGTTACTGTGTATGTGTCTCCAGAAGTATGACCCACAGTTGTAAATACGACATCACCTGTTTTACCTGATCCAGCGTTGTTCGATAAGCCACCGAAACCAGTGTAATCATGGTAACCACTTTGATTCTCACCTAGCTCTATTATAAAAGCATCAGATGTAGCATCAAAAAATAGTCTGGTTTTCATGCCAATGCACTGCCACCATATCTTTTCTATAGTTACTCCAGTACAAGTTTTACCAAGTTGACTTGCTGCCAGAGCACTTACGTCAACTTTTACAACTGCTGATTCTCCAGTACCATCAGAAATATTAGTGAATTTCTGTACAACAGTTTTTTCACCATCAACTATGGTTTGTGAAGTTACTGCATCAGCCATCTATACCTCCTATTATTGGTCAGCGAAAGCAGGTGCAGTCGTTGATGTTACAGTACCAAAAATCTGATAGTTAGTTGAGTCTTTACCTACAATAGTAATATCAAATGCTTGTGGTACATTTAATTGAATACTACTGTTAGAGTTGCCATCAGAAAAAACAGTTGCATTATCTGCATCTGTGTCTAAATGAACAACTTGACCAATGTAAAAGTTTGTGTTTCCAGGGGTAACAATGATTGCATCTGTTCCATCTGCTGCTCCACCTGCATATACAAATCTAAACACAGACCCAGCTATTGGTGCTGGTAAAGTATATGTGTTGTCTTGAGTTCCGTCTGGTACAAGTAAAATTCTACCACTATGGGTAGCATTGTCTAAAGTTTGATCTGCATCATTTAAGCTCACTGGTGCTCCACCAAGAGTTGTTACCTCTGTGATTGTTCCAGTTGTTGCATTTTTACTGATAGTTTTAATTGTGCTTTCAGATCGTATTGGACCTGAAAAAGTTGTGTTAGCCATTTTGATCTCCTTGTCCTGGCAATTGTCGAAGTTAATTCTTCGTCAAGGTTTAATTTATTATACACAAAAAAGGGCAGTATGTAACTGCCCTTCTAGTTAAATTGTAATTTAGCTTACGCTCCTGGTGAACCAAACATTGCACGAGGATCTGAGAAACCGAAAGAGTATCTCTCTCTTGCCTTATATCTCATGTTTCCTGTGTCAAAATCTGGATCCATCGCAGTTGCCATTGGCATTCTTTCGAAATGCTTTAGACCATTTGGTGCATCTGTCTTAATGAAAAATGCATCTGTGTCTGTTAGATAATCGTTGACAACGTAACCTTGAGGTAACATCCCCATGTTTCTGATTGCGTTGACATCGTTATCAGCAGTTCCAGATCTTAGATTAGATGCCATTAGTCTCTCTGCTACGAATTGTAGTTGTCTTGGGATGATCATCTTCATTCCTCTTAGAGCAATGATTAATCCTCTCTCGTCTACAAATCCAGCAATAGAAATTAATGCATCTTCTAAAGAAGTTTCATTAAGGTCTGCTGCAGTTGTTGGCTCGTTAGCAAAAGTTCCACCACTTGTTAGTGGGTGATCTGTTGCTAATAAAGCTTTTCCGTCACCACCAGCTGTTGCTCCACCAGTAAACGCATTGTTTAATACGTTAGCTGCTTTTACCTGCTTGGTGTGTGCCATTGATCTAGCAAGTGCTCTTGTATAACGAGCAGAAAGCTTGTCGTAAAGGTTATCCTCTACAGCTTCTTCTGTTATTGAGAAAGCCATTGCCACTGTTTCATGGTTATAACGAGCAGTGTAAGCTTCGTTAGCATCGTCAAAAGAGACTCCACTTCCTTCTGCTTTAACTGGGGCTGCTCCGAAGCCACTTAACATTACTTCTTCTTCAAACGCTCTGTCTGATGACTCTGTGTCGAAGATTTCTGCATGTTGTCCTTCGTATCTGTTATACTCCATACCAAAGAGAGCGTTTAAGCCTGGCTCTAATTCTTTGGCGAGTTGTGCTCTAGATATTGCCATTATTTACTCTCCTTAACCTACAGTTGCTTCTGCACTACCAGCAAGTAGAGCATGGTTGTTAATCATAACAATCAACGGGATACCAGCAGCAGTAAAGTCATTGTTCTCTGCATCATCAAGAATACCAACAATCTTTAACGGATGTGATAAATCTGATGCATCGACAGTAGAAACATCTAACTGTGCGGCTGAAATACCTGTTGTTGTACTACCATCAGCAGCTCCCTTGCCTGACTCGGCTGAGAATTCTGCACCCTCAAAGATAGTAGCGATTGCTGTCGCTTTGTCTGTGAGAGAGGCATCTGAACAAATTATGAACCTTTGCATCGGGTTATCATATACAAATCCGATAATATCGAAGTTTGTATCTGCACCTGATCCGGGCCAGTAGTTTGAAAAGACTTTTTTACCTGTGGTTGAAGATACATATTCACATCCTGCAAATACGCCTACAAATTTCAAAGTGTCACCAGAAGCAGAACTTGATACAGCGATTTCGCCGCCGTTTGTTGCGATAACTGGTGAACCTTGGTAAATTGCAGAAGCACTTGAGTCTATGAAATATGAGTTTGTACCTTGAGTAGCTGGAGTGCTACCCGCGGTGTTAATTGGTTTTAAACCAAAACCAACATTCACATTAGCCATATTAGCTCCTTCTAAAAGTTACTCGGAAGATTTTTCTTTTCCTCCGAAGGTTACACGACTTGACCTATCAATATTGATAGGCATTGAAGGATGTTGTTCCCTCATTAAGTTTTCGTCAACGGCTTTCATTTGATTGCGAGTCTGCTCTCGGAAGTATTCAGTTCTTTCTTCTACCGTTTCATCTGGAATTCGGGCAAGCATTAAACCACCGACACCAATAATTCCTTTGTTTTTACCCTCTTCTATAACTGGATATTTATCAGCTTCTGAACCATACTCATCGGCTCTAACTGGTTCCCATCCTTCTCTCATCTTGGCAAACACATTTGTTTTATCATCTTCGCCTTTTAAAGCAGTTCTGATCCACCTATGTGTGTAACCAGGGGGAGGAGGGGGAGCATCCAACTTAGACGGAGGTTGCCAAGGTTTTCTCCTCGTATTATTTGCACGACTTTTAGTTTCTCGTGTTGTTCTATCCATAGCCATATTTTACTCCTTCACATATTTAGCATATTCTTCAAGCGGAACATTCAGACGTTTCGCAATAGCAATCTGCGAAGCAGTCAATTTGACTGTTCTGCGTCCCTTTGGTGATGACGACTTAGAAGCCGTTGTCCCAGCAGAGGCGACTCTGGGAGCTGAGGATTTTCTCTGAGTATCCTGAAATTTATGTGGAAACTCTGATCTTATCCTATTATCAAGTTCATTATAGTACTCATCTGAGTTTGGGTCAAACCCCTCATCCTCAATTAATTGCTTATGTAAGCCAAAAGCAGCATAAGTCATGGTCTGATCTTGTCCAAACCATGTGTTTTTCTTTGCCCAATCCTCTGCTTTAGGATCTGGCTTTGCTTGAGGTTGTTGTTGTGCTTGAGGTTGTTGTTGTGCTTGAGGTTGTTGTTCAACCTGTTTGGCTTTGGCTTCTCTGTCTGCTTTCAACTGATTGAGTCGAGCCTCTTCCATAGCTATTCTAGAGATATTCTGTTGTGCTTCATACATAGCATCAGCATTACCTTCTTCTAATGCTTTCTTGTATGCTTCTTTAGCTGCAATAGATTGAGATTGAAGTCTTGTATCAAACTCTCCAACATAAGTTGTATCTAGTTTATCTATTCTAGATTTTAATTCTTCGTTTTGTTTTTTTACGGCTTCAGCATATTCGACAGCAGCTTGTCTCTGTCTCTCTTCCTCACGAAATCTGTTTGTAAGTTTGCTGATACGTTTCTTGACAGATTCAGAATATTCAGACAAGTCATCAGCATCATCAGTTTTTTCTTTATCTTTTGTTTCAACTGCGACTTCATCCGTTTCTTCTTCCTTTGTTTCTAGCTCAATTTCTTGACCTTCTTCTTCGTTTTCTTCGACTTTTACATCTTCTTGCATACTAGGCTCCGTATGATTTGATGTCGTCAGGATCGACAATGGTTGCAATGACTTCATCGTCATTGATTATTCTAACTTCCCCACCCTCTATTTGGAAACGTGACCCAGCGTAACGACCAATACAAACCCAGTCGCCTTCCTTACACCAAGCTCCGTCTTCTCCAAATTTGTCTATATCTTTATATGCCAAAGGTCCCACTTTAGCTACATATGCTGTAACTGTGGCTCTCGCTTCTCTTTCTCTTACTGGATCTGGAACGTAAACACCACCTTCAGTTTTTTCTTTGCCCATGTAAGGCATAACTAATATTCGCCAACCTGTTGGCTGTGGTATTCTTTCTATTAATTTAAGTTTTTTGGCTTCTTCTTCAGCTTTTTTCTTAGCGTTCCTCTGTGCTAGAACGTATTCTGGTACTATCAGACTCATCATCCACCTTCTTTAGCAGGGTTTGAACGTGTTCCAATGCGTAGGTTAGTCCCTGTATTTCGCCTACCATTGCTTTATATTGACCAATATCAGATGCACTACCACTAGTCAATGAAATACTTATATCATCAATTCTATTATTCAAGTCTTTTTTATATTTATGTAAGAAATCTGCTACGAACATTTAGTAACCTAATCTGCTTTTTATGTCGTCAGCTTCTTTTTTTGTCATTCCACCTATCGTATTAACTGTTGAATATCCTTGAGGAGAAAACATATTGTTCGAAGAACCCATTAGGTCGAGAGTTTCTATACCTACACTAGGTGTTTTACCTAATGCTGTTCCAGAAGGCATTGTTGTAGGAACATTCGTTACAGCACTTGTTGAAGTAGCCTCTATTCCACCTTTAGGGTTTGAAAAATAATCAATAGCTTCTTCAACGGCTTCTTTAGTGGCACCATACACCTCTTGAGCTGTAGTAGAAGTCATGCCAGTGCTTGCTAAAGAAAGAGCATCCACTATACCACCCAAAGAACTAGAACCAGTAAAACTAGGAGAAGCAGGATCTATCGTTGCATCATATCCGGGTGTTCCTTTAGCTGCATATGTATCTCTTCCTATAGCTTGTGCCATTATTCCGGGTAAAGATAGTCCTGCTAAGTTACTAAAAACACCCATGGCTAGTGATCCCATAGGGTCATTAGGTCTTTGTGCTGCTATCTTACCAAAAGCTGTTTGTTGTCCTATGGGATTAAAAAGAGAACCAAATCCTCTTTGTATACCAGACCTTGGTTGATTGGCTGGTTGAGTTGGATCAAATCCCGGTGTACCAGGGGTGTTGTTTGGATTACTGTACACATCAACATTCTTCTGTGCAATGTAATTCATAGTGGATTGATTACCATCAAATATATTTGTGTAATCTATATCTTCTGGATCTATCCCAAAAACTCTACTAAAGAATCCTTGATAACCATAAGGATTGGTAGGTGTTATTCCCAAGGCACCTTTCATGGCATCTACATAAGAATAGGTGTCTTTACCCAACCCAACACCTGCCGTGGTATAATCAGTTGTTACCGATTTATTAGCGGCAGCAGCATCATCAAAACCCCCCATACCCATTCCTGCTGCATCAGCAGAATGTTCGCTTACTTCAGCTGCGGTATCTTCATCATCAGGACTCATACGACCTACCTAACTCCTTTGAACCCTAATCCTTGGATAGCGATACCACCACCACGAGCAAAACCTTTAACACCACGACCTTTAAGAATATCTGCTCTTGTTACCTTTCCATCACCAGTTAGATCTGGAAACCCCCCATCTTTTCTCTTTTGAACTTTTGGTTTACCCTTTGAACCTTTAGGATTTAACTTTGGATGATATTGATCTGGGTTGAATTTTGGATGATAAGGCTTTTGTGATTTTGGTCTAACTTTAAAATCTTTGTCCTTACCAAACCTATCTCCCATAGGATCATCTGGTTTTTTTGTCATCTTTTTTATTTTTTTTGCTTCTTTGGAAAGAGTTGTTGCTCCACCAAAACTTCTTTTAACTGGTTTCATTACATTCTCCAAGATTTGCGATCCTCCGTCCTTGCGACTTCGACCTTTGTTAATTAAGTTCTGTGCTTGGTTTTTACTTATACCCAAGTCGTTTGCAAATTGTCCTACTCTAGCCATTACATACACAAGTCCTGATACTTAGTTGTGTGAAGTCTATGCTTCGATAAATCTCTACTAGAAGAAGTTAATATTTTTTTAATCCAATTAATCATTATTTTGTTAATCCTTTATACTTTTCAAATGACCTCAAACCGCCAAGCCCGAGCATTCCCATCAACACAGTCATCAAACTACCCATATCAAAAGCAGGTAGTTCTGGTATAAATATGTCTAAATAGGCACACATAAATAGTGTAACAGGAGAAAGCACAAAATGCCAACATAGGGCGATGCCGCATGTCCAGCCAATAAATGGTCGCCATCCGGCAACAAAAATAGATTTATGTGTTGCCTCTGCCTTGTTAATCTCTAATTGACCCTTGGCTAACTCTTGAGCATGTTTTTCTGCCATGGTCGCTATTTCATGTGCTAATTTATTCTTAGCATCTTTGTCTTCAATAAACTTACCAACTAAATTGGTTACTGGTCCAATTAACGCTGTTAACATTATTTGTGTTCCTTATGTTCGTGTCCCATCCAAATACCAAAGACACCTGTCATTACACCCATAACGACTGAAACAAAAGCAGATTGAGCAGCTGTCGGAACTTCAAGTTGCATGAACCACTCTGCACATCTCCAAGACATAATAGTACTGGCAAGCATCATCAGTCTCGGGAGAATTTTCCACTTCAGAAACGTCTCCACCGTCATTTTTTAAACCTACTATCTATCCAACATTTACCATAGTATAAGATAAATAGCCACAAAGTAAAGAGTATTCCCTCAAAGTAAGTCAACCCATTCCATGCATCTAGTATAAAATTACTATCCATTATTTATTTCCTATGCTTCTTAAACTGTCCATGACTTTGTCTATATCTGGTTCAGTTCCATTTGGATCATATACACATTTGTATTGTTTTGGACAGAAAGTTTCAATCATCATAGTAAATGTCTTATTACCACCTTGATAAATGCAAGCCCTTTTGTTTGTGTATTTTGATGTTATTCTTTTCTTAAGTCTACATGTAGTGTACTTTTTTGTATCTGGATTACGCCATTGTTTTTGTTGCAATGAATAGTTTTTTGGTTTGTATTCGTAAGCATTTGCTCGTTTAATCCAAACACTGGCAATCAACACGGCAAAACCACCAACCAAACCCACACAAACGAGCCAACCAATTGCTTCACCTATCTGTCTTCGAAGTTGTTGTTGTTTGTAAATTGTCTCTTGACGTTGTTTCCTTATCTGACCCTCCATCTTAAGGAGTTCATCATAAGCTTGTGGGCCGTAAGTCATGTTTAGAAAAACCTTGAGTTCGTACCTTTGTTCCTCAAGTTTCTTTTTTGCTGCATACGCAGCCATTGCCGCCTCTTCGATAGAACCAGACTTAAACAACTTACCAAACAAGGGAGGGTTTTTAGCTTGTTTTTCTGCATTATCAACGTCACTTACGGCACCCATCCAACGACCAATATCGCCAGACATTTGCTCAATATCACGACCTACAGCAAAGCCTTTTTTGATCGCATCAAAAGCTTTACCTGCTATTCCTACGGCTACTGATATAGTTACTGGATCCATAACCAGAGTATATCATAAATTATTTACCTTTGTTAGCCGATGCCATATTAATTCTGTATATGTTGACATCATTTCTATCATCAGCAATGTTTTCTTGTAACTTCTGTCTCTGTTGAGCTAGTTCATAAGCTTGTTGCAACTTAGCTTGATCAATCTGAAAATCCATTTGATCGTTCATTGTTTTTCTTTGAAGTTCAGCAGTATCATTCTCAAGTTCTTTCTTTCTAATTTCTACCAATGGATCTTCTGGAGTTGGTGGAGCTAGGGCAGGCATTATTTCATTCAAGATCTCGCCAACTTGTTGAGCGATTGCCGCTTCAACGGCTGCTGGATCAATCTGAGGAACTTGTTTACCTTCCATTTGAGCTTGTTCAACTGCTTTTTGAAAGAAAGTTGTAACCTGATCTCTTGCCATCATACCAACATGCTCTTGTACATGAGCTTGTAACATAATATATCCTTGTGGATTTGCTTGAGATGTCTGACTTGATAACATTACCACATGTGCTCTGACGTGTGCCTCGTGATCTTGTTGTGGAAAGGCTTTCAAAGGCATACCTTTCATTGCATTTCCGTTTTCTGTTGCAGGATCCACGGGTTGTGGCTCTTGTGGCTTCGGTAAAATAGCATCAATATTCTTAATATCGAGTGCATCATACATTCTTCTGTATGCTTCATGTACATTATGTATCTGTGGAGCCGCTTGAGCCAATTGTAATTGTGTTTGAGCGAGCGATAATCGCTGTGACATAGAGAAAATGTTCGGATCTGACACTGGAAGTATGTCAACACGTCCATCAAAGTCGGCCTGCATGGTCTCTGGTGGTACATTTCCAACAAAATACGGGTATGGAACTGGATTTTCACTAAAAATTTCGGCTAACATGCGAAATTCTTGCTTTTGAGCGTAATGTAAACGCTTATGTATGCTTGAAATGATCTTTGAACCTTGTTCAATCAAGGCAACAGTCGTTCCAACGGGTGCTTGAGAGTTAACATCGGCTATTTTTGCATCTGCAACCTGTGCAAAACGTCTACCAGAGTCAACAACTACCCCTAAAAGCTGTGCTAATGTGGCTGATGGCTCTTTATATGGCAATGGAATGATGGAATTTTTGAGATCTCCGCCTGGGACATCGATGTCACGAAACTCCCCAGGATTAAGAGGCTCATCATCATTACGAATACGAACACCACGAGCCTTAAACCCAGCTGGTAAATTAGAGAGCGTACCCGAATCAATTAATTGCCTCAATATAGAAGTTGCAGCACGAGAGAGACCTCCGATTGTGTGCAATAAACCGAAGCCGTAAAAACCAAATCCTGGTAAAAATTTGAAATGAGTGAAATATTGTCTCTTCCTTTTTAATGGGTCTTGCTCTCTAAAGTTTCTAACCACTGATAGCACTTTTCCAGAGCTTTGATCAAGGGTAACAATATAAGGGAGCATAATCCCCGAAGGATCCCCCTGATTATCCATGTCTTCAAAACCTTCCAAGTCCAAGTCAACGTGGCATTCCAATAAGGTATAAGAGTCGTCAGAGTAATTTGGACGTAGTCCCAACAACTCATCAGTACGTTCTTGGATAGCTCCTTCGTCTTCACCATCACTTGTTTCAGATAGTTCAACATCTCTGTATACTCCTGCTACTTGTAGTTTACGAATATCATTATACGTCATTCTTACTACATGTGTAACCCTCTCTGCTGTTCTTAAATCACTAGCTGAGTATGGAACAACCATATCTTCTGCTGGTACAAACTTGGAAACGGCTCTCTGTTTTGTTTCATCAAAATAAACTTTTTTAAATGTAGATCCTGTTAAAGGCAAATAAAATAGCATTTGATCAGTGTCTTGATCATATTCTTCCATGACTTCAGTAACTTGATAGTTCATGAAATCTTCTACACGTTGAGCTTGTGCTTCCGTTTCTTGTGTAGGTGCTCCTAATATTTGTGTTTTTACAGGCCCACCACTTGGTAACATTTCTTTGTAAGCTTGTGCTTGAAACTGTGTAACTGCCTCTGATAATAGTGGATGAGTTACACCACTGGCACCTAAGAAGGGTTCACTTCGGTCTTCATAATTAATACCGAGTAGCCCTAATCCCTTCGCAATCGCCTCTTCCCAATCTTCCCTTGAGTCAACATCCTCACGGAATTTCGCTCTGAGATCAGATGATAGCTCTCCAAGAACGTCGTCATCAAGAACCTCTGCGAGATTGGCATCATGTCTATATTCTTCGACTTGAACTTCAACGGCTTCTTCATCTACAAGCTCTATGCCTTCTGGTAAATCATTAATAGTATCTGGTAACTCTATTTGTAAACTATCTTCTTCAGGCATCATCTGCCCACCTGCTCCCATGGATTTCTCCACTAGTCCTGCTATTTGTCTAGGTTCTATTGCCATTAGCCTGCCTTTCTAAGATCCACTGTACCACCTTTTGCTTTAAAAACAAATTTGCTTTTTGCTAGTTTCTCACCCGCTGAACCAGGATCGAGCCTTAATATATATTGAACCGGGTTAGGAAGTCTAGCTGTTCTGTTTCCATCTTTATCTACCATATTAAAGATTACATTCTCTTCTACTTGAACTTGAGGATTACCTGCTTCGTCTAATAATGCATCCTGAAATTGCTTTTTAACTATGTTCGGAGCAACTTCATAACTTGTAAGACCTGCTTTTTTATGTTTTGCTAATTCTGCTAAATATCTAGCACTTCCATCATCTGCTGGTAATCTAGCTCTTCCTGACATGTTTTGTAAATCTGTTCTAGCAGGGAAAACAAAACCAACAACAGGCTCTCCATATATTTTTTCTAGATTTGGTATTTGATTTATTGCTCCTTTTATGATCGCTCTTGAAGCTTGTGACTGTGAAGAATGAGCAGAGTCTCTCATATAAGGTTCTGTATTGTTTACATGATTGTCTAATCTTTTATAAGCATTAAATAATTCTTGTGGCTCATATCCAAAGTCTCTGGCTCTTCTAGTTATTGCTAATTCAAATACTTGAGATCTTCTATCTTTTTCTTCTCTACTACCTAATCTTCGAGCTTCAGCAAACGATGCCTTATATTTATCTCTTAATTTTGACACGTTTTTTTCCAAAGCATCTACACTTTCAAACAAAGGATTCATATTGACTGGGGTTGCTTTTACACTATTTACATAAGGCTCTTTTAGTAAATATTGAACAAAAGAATTGTATGAACTAGAATCTGAAAGCATAGACTGTTTATATTTTTCTATTAGAGCATCATCTGACATGTTTTCGGATGTCATAATATCTCTAACAGGTATAAAACCTATTTTAGAATTCATGGAATCTAATTCTCTGCCTATATATTTTCTAATATCTAAAACAGCTTTAGGACCAAGTCTGTTATTAAAATCTTCTACGAAACCTTTTAAATCAACACGGTTTTCTTGTAAGTTCTGTAATGGTGAGTTATTTGGTCGTGCAGCCATCATCTGTCCTTCTGGATTATAATTAGATATAATTAACTCATCTATATCTGTTTCTGGCATTACGTTTTCTGAGCTTTTTCTGCTCTTTATGTGGTTATCTAGAATATATTTAGCAACTTTTGCATTTAATACTCTATTTGCTTGGTTGTTTATACTCTCATTCATAACCATGTCTATTGTTTTTCTAAATGCCTCTGGCTTACTTGTTCTGTTTTGCATTTCTTCAAAATAATTTTTAGGAAGAGATTGAAGTATGTCTCTTGGAATAATTCCTTTAGAAGAACCTAATCTTAAAATAGTCATACTCCTGTAGTTACCGAGTATTCCAGGCATATCATGTATTACATTAAAAACAGGGTTTACTTCCTCCGATTCTAATATACCAAACTTCTTTTCTCTTAAAAGAATTTCATTTGGTGTTTTTGCAGTCAACTTAAAATTTGTTTCAGGATTTGTCACAGATATTGGGGCATAACTCAAAGGTGTTTTTAATTTACCTTGTTTTTGTAGCTCTATAAAAACATTTTCAACTATAGGACCTATTGGATTTACGTCTGTATCTGTCATGTTGGTATCTCCTGCCAAAAGATCATAAAAGTTTTCGTTTGGATCTCTTCCAAAAAAAGGAGCTCTATCTTTTATTTTACTGTTAATTGCACCAGTAATCTCAAATCGATTGTTTACCATATCGTCTAAAGCCATTTCTGTTACATCAATGACTTGATTAGGAAATATAAGAAAATCTTCTTGTTCTCTTAGTTCATCTGTTAATTTATCAAGTTTTTCTTCTTCGTCGTTATAAACTTCAAGATCACTTTCATATTTTTGATAGGCTTCTTGTCTGTCTTTTCTAAGTTGAGTTAGAGAATCCTCCATAGGTATTTCTTGTTCAATTTTATCTAGAGTAATTACTTTTTGTTTTTCAGAAGCATCAAATATATTTCTA